TGACTATCTCAAAGACAAGACTCCATTAACGATTGAGCCAGTGTTTGTACCTGCTAAGTTCCTATTCATTGATACTGTAGTAGACGTAGTATTCGATCCTAACTTGACTACTAAGTCTGCATCACAGATACGAAGCGAAGCCACGAATGCTATTACAGCTTACTCTACTACGAATCTCAATGACTTTAATAAGACACTACGTCAGTCTCGTTTGGCAGCGGCATTGGATGCTGTAGATAATTCGATTATCTCTTCTAGTATCTTTGCTTCACCTATTATTCAATTCGTACCAGTTGTAGGTACAATACAGAACCCCGCTTTCTCATATGAGACAGCACTCGTACAGCCATATGCGTATGATGCTACAACAGGTCTAGACGGATTTACACCAGCTGTACGTACTAGTAAGCTGACAATCGAAGGCACACTTGTGACACTACAAGACGATGGTGCTGGTAAGATGATGGCTGTGACTGCTTCTACTGCCACTACGTCTGTATTCAAGCGTAGTATTGGTACAATTAACTATAGCACAGGTGCGATTAAGTTGTCAAATCTTATTGTAGATAGTTTCGAAGGCGGTGCAGTTAAGTTCATTGCTAACTCAGTAGCGAAAGATGTGAAAGCACCTAAAGATCGTATCATTACAATACGTGGTGAAGACATCACTGTTAACGTAACATCATTGACGGAATAAAGAATGTTAAACGTAAGAGACCATATATCACCTACGATAGCTGAACAGTTTCCAGCACTCTATAGAGAAGAGGGTGACGTACTTGTAGAATTTGTTAAGGCTTATTATGAGTATAACGATTCTATTATGGATAGAAATATTCCTAAGCTTCGTGACATTGACACTACTCTTGCGTCCTTTCTTATCTTCTTTAAGAAGAAGTATCTACAATCATTACCACTTGACACTGTTGTTGATACACGATTCATTATAAAACATATTCAAGACTTATACAAGCGAAAAGGTTCTGAAGAAAGTTTACGGCTATTGTTCCGTATGTTCTTTGACGAAGAGATTGAAGTCTTTTATCCCTCGACTGCTATTCTAAAGCCTTCTGACTCTATATGGGGTGGGGCAATATACTTAGAGTTAAAGCCAGTGAACACTGTTGATGATTATCCTATTCAGCGTGGTGACAAACTACAGGGTGACGTTTCTGGCGCTTCTGCGTTTGTAGACAATATCATCTTTGTAAACTTCTCTGGTACGATATCTCCTATTGCATATCTATCAAACGTTTCTGGTACATTCATATCAGATGATGCGATTACAGTAACAAGAGCAGGTGTATCACATGCACATGGTAAGCTTGTATTAGGATCGATTAGTGAGAATATTATACAAAACACAAGTCGTTCTCCTGGTCAAGTATTAGGTGATAAAGTTAAACTTGTATCGACTGCAAGTGGATCAAGTGCGACAGGTACTATTAGTGAAGTATCAACAACGACTTCTGGCACGATTGATTTCATTAAAGAGGATGGCGGCTTCGGGTACGTCATTGAGCCTCCTGAAGATGTTAACGATGTATCAATATCGAACCAAGCTTTGATTGTAGCAGGTACTACAACTATCGACTCGATTAAACCAGGTCAACATATTGAGGTTGATGCTGGGTCATCATACACAGTAGACCCCATTACAGGTGCTGTTGGCGCCGGAACAGGAACGATCAGCGGAACAGGAAAAGTTGTAGCATACAATCATCCGCTTCTCTATGTTAGAACAAACAGACAAGACCCTACTCCTGTATCAACACCACATACTAAGGCACAGTTTCTTTCTTTCGTATCAGCACAGTTTGCTCTTATTGCGGCTGGTAATTCTACTGCAAATAAAAAGATGTTAGCCATACTTAATATCGATACAGAAGACACAGCCTATAGACTAGGTGATATATCTAATTCAGGTTATGACTTTATAACAAGTCGGTACATCACTCTAGATGACTCTGATATATTCGCTCTTTATGTAGCAGGTACTTTAACTAATACTGCACATACTAATTGGATTGAAGATAGATTATTGCCTGCTATCTATGCTCAAGGCTTTGGATATAAGTTTGACGCTTTGCCAGCGAGTGAATTTGTTGACATAACAATTGGTAGTAATACCTCAGTTAGGATTAGTACAATAGCTGGATATAATGCGACTGCTAATTTTGAAGTAGCTAATATCGATAACACAGAACAAGTAAGAGTGATTACTGATTTCATTGGTGACTTTGCTGATAAACCTCTTGCTGTTATTATCAATGCGACTGCTATGCAAAATCCAGGCATCTACGAGATTGAAACATTAGGTACTACAAACTTTACGAACTTTGGTGCGGCTGATAATAACATAGGCACAAGATTTACTGCATCTGGTCCTGCTACAGGTACGGGTACTGTGACTGACGTAGTTGCAACTAACTATGGTATGAGTGGTACATTGATTGTTGAAGACTTTAACGCAGAGACACTGAACACTCGAATTAAAGATGCCTTCAATTCTAAACAGATTAAGATTGGATCGATAGCAAGTATTAATGTGACAAATAGTGGTTCTGATTTTGTCAACGATGTGTTTAGTGAGATTGAATACCTTGACGTTGCTAGGTTCGATAAACGAGATACGATTCTTACATTCGCTAACCCAGACTTCTTAATCGAAGTTGGACAAATTGTAACACAAGTTGTTAGGATTGAAGACCCATCTTTTGAAACAGATGACCTTGTTGATTACACAGCAAAGGGTAGATTCTTAAAGAGAGATGGTAACGACTTCTACTTCCGTCAGCTATCGTTCTATGATTTTGATGAAGCGTTTAGTATATCTGTTAGTAACAACTCATACGTTCTTACGAATGTCAGACCTGACATGACTTCTTTACCTATGGGCAGAAATGCTGTGATAACAGGCGATGCTAGTTATCTAGAAGGACAGATTGAAAGAGTTGATGTGACTAATACTGGTTATAGATATAAAGACAATGAAGTGGTATTTATTCGAAACTCAAGTGGTCAAGACGTAGCGACTGCTATAGTTCGAACTCTTGGACCAGGAAAAACAGAAGGTAAATGGAGTTCTAGTACATCTTTCTTGAGTGACAGCACTAAATACTTACATGACAATGATTACTATCAAGAATATTCTTACGATATATCTACAGTAATTGATCCTGAAAAATATACTCAGTTAATTAAAGATACTGTTGGAGTAGCTGGCACGAAAGTCTTCAGTTCCCCTCTCATAAATAGTAACAGTAATTTAAATAGTACGCTTGATGTTGAATTTCAAATATGGGATCTAACTAGCGAAGACTACGTAACAGAAGGATCAGAAGAAGATATGATGACAGAAGGTGGCTCATCGGAGAATTTAATAACAGAGATTGTTGGACTAGACTTGGCAGCGAGTAACGTTGTAACATCATCGATAGGAACTTAAGGTAATATAATGGCAAAGATCATTACAGAAAATTTTAAAGTAGAGACAACGAAAGAAACGTTCTCAACTTTTGCTAGTGTAAATCCAACTATTGCGGCAAACTTCTTGGCAGGTTTGGAGACATATGTTACTGATACGAGTGGCGTAACTTTGGATGCACCTCAGAGAGAAGCTATTCAAGATATTGTTGAGGCTCAACTCGAAACTAATATGCCTGAATCTGCATACTACATTATGGGCTCTAGTGTCGATAAGCCTAATTCAATTGCAAACACTCAATTCGAAAAGCGAGAGTTTCAAAGAAGAGTTATATTTGGAAACAAAGTAGCTGAAGATAGTATTCGATATATGTTCTATAAAAATGATTGGACACTGAACACAGTCTATGACGATTTCGATGACACTCAAGATATGGCAACTCTTAATGGTGTCATTACTGTCTCGAATCTAGAAGGAGACTATGATGTATTTAAATGTATTGAAAACAATTATGGTAGTCCTTCTTTAGTATCTCCCTCATTCAGTGGCATTGACGAAAATACTTATGAGCAGATCATTCAAGCAGACAAGTATATTTGGAAATATCTATTCACAGTTAGATCAGCAGACAATATAGTATTTGGCACTAGTGATAGTTTACCTCTACCTTATCCAGCAAACGGAGATCAAAAAGTTATCTCGGCTGCAAAGGAAAATATATCTCAGATCATCATTGAGAGTACAGAGACTAATTTGTTTTCACAGTATGTATTTGGTCCCGGTGATCATATCAACACTGCAAGTAATATGATATTTGGATCAGTTGCACTGGTAGAAGGATCTAGTACTGTAACAGAGATTGAATTATCAGCATATCAAAAGCCTTCTTTCGATTTATATGAAGCTAGAGATTCATACAAAGAAATGTATTTAATACGAACTGCGGGTAATGTTAAAACTGCATATGAAATATTGAGTAGTGAGACACCGGACGACCTACGAGTCAAACTTAAAATAAATGCGACTGACGGCGATGCAGATACCTGGAGAACCAATTCTTACCAGATTGTGCCTAAGATTAAAGTAACAAGAAGTACCTCTACTGGTACTCCATGTGTTGCTTATGGAGTAATTGATCAGTTCGGTACACTTAAGAGTGTGGCATTTATGAGTAGAGGTAGTGAGTATAAGTATGCGACAGCAGAACTGGCACTTCCATCTGCACTCGTACTCAATTATACTCCTGCTCAAGCCGCTGATCTTAGATGTGTTATCTCACCAAAGGGTGGACATGGATCTGATGTCATCAACGAATTAGCAATGAGTAGGCTTGCAGTTATAACAAACTTCTCTGGAGAAGATGTTACGATACCTAATTCTAATTCGTATAGTAAAGTAGGATTGATAAAGAATCCTAAATTCTCTGATGCAACTTTGCCTTCTCAGTTTGATAACAGAACAACAATTAGTATTTCTGGAGACCAAACAAGCACGGCAATCGCTGGACATTACGTTCAACAAGTGATAGCATTAGACTCCTCTAATCAGGAAACAATAACAGCAAGAATTCATGAGAGTGTTTATTCTGGAGTCAACACTATAATCTATCTCGTAGATTACTATGGAGACTTTCAGAATACATTTCAGAGTGGCATTATTTCAGTAAAACCTAACTTGACCACAACTACGTCAAGTACACTTACTATAAATAATGCTAGTACAGACGTTACGTATGGCAAATACTCTGCTTATAGTGGAGAAGTTTTACACTTTGTAGACTTTGACCCTATTCAGAGACAGGCGACACGTAAAGAAAAAATTAAATTTATTTTCGATTTCTAGGAAAAGAGTATAATACATGGGCATTAATACAGACTTAAACGTTGATCCGTACTATGACGATTTCAGTGAAGCTAAACAGTTTAACCGCATTCTGTTTAAGCCCGCAAAAGCCGTACAAGCACGTGAACTAACACAACTTCAAACCATTCTTCAGAAGCAGGTCGAACGATTCGGTTCGAATGTTTACAAAGAAGGTACTATCATCAGTGGTATTAACATTACCTCACGTCCAGATATATTCTATGTCAAACTAGATGACACTGTGGGCTTCACTAACCCAGCCCTATATAACCAAACTGACTCGGTTACTTACACTGTAACAGGTAAAACAAGTGGTCTTGTTGCTGAGATTATTCTAGGCGAAAATGGTTTCCAAACTCAAGATCCTGATCTTAAAACTTTTTATATTAGTTATATTGGATTTGATGATACTGTAGTTGTTGGCGCTAGTACTTCTGATGTGAAGCAGTTCGGTCAAGGTGAACAGTTAATCATTAAGGACTCGAATGGTAATACAGTTCAGTCTGTTACAGTTGCTACAGTTGTTGGTCACGCAGGAAGATCGTTTGGTGTTTCATGCGAAGAAGGTGTCGTTTACCAAAAAGGTCACTTCATCTTTGTTGATAACCAATTCATCATCGTATCAAAGTACTCTAATATTCCAGGAGAATCTTCTGTAGGATTTACTGTTGCAGAGAATTTGATTACCTCAAATCAAGACACAACTTTGCTAGACAACGCCGCTGGGTTTAATAATGAAAACGCACCAGGCGCTGATAGACTTCAGTTAGTGCCACAACTTGTCACTTACTCGACTGCTACAGAGCCAGAAGAGTTCTTTGCTCTTGTTCGTTATGTCGGCGGTGAAGCAGTGCGTATTCGTGATAGAACAGAATTTAATGTAGTAGGCGATGAACTTGCACGTAGAACATTCGATGAGTCTGGTAACTATGTGACTAAAGGACTTAAGGTCACGCTAGATCAAGAAGCAGGTAATGCATATGCTGTAGTTTCTCCAGGAAAGGCATACGTCTTCGGTCGAGAAGTTATCAATGTTTCACCTAGAAAACTACTAATCAATCCAACTACTCTTACTCAGAGTAAGCAAAATCAATATACTGGAGTTCAATACGGACAGTATGTTACGTTTGATGCTGCCGCCGGTGACATTTTAGATGACTTTGCCGTAGATGGCACAACAGTCAATTTAAAAGACGGGGCGAATCCTGCTAACATTATTGGCACATGCTCAATCTCTAATGTTGTTCCAGGAAAGATATTCATATACAATATTAAAAAAGATGATACTAAAGAGAATACTCCTATAGGCAAGATAGGATCTACTCCTATCACAAACAACGGAACGATATATGGAGTTAACTCTGGTGGCAAAATCTTTGACACGGGTAAAGGTAGTATCAATAGTATATCTAATATCTCGTTTACACGTAGAGTTAGAAGAGCAGTAACAGGTCTTTCTGGTGGAGTGATGACAATCGCTTCTACTGTTGATCATAAGCCTGTAGCAAACTCTTCTGTCATCGCCGTGTCTAGTGGTAGTAACCAAGTATGTACATGTGTTGCACAATACATCAACGATGATGACCTTCAAGTAACTATAACTGGTAGTAATCCAGATTTTATTTACTACGATGCTATTATACCTTCAACACAAGAAGACGGTCTTCAGGAATTAGATATTTACGTAAACACTAAGTACGACTTAACGGGATCTTTGGTCTTAGAGCCTGTCTTCGGTGTTCCTAATATGGCTTCACTTGGTGTTCCTAATGCAGTTCAACTATTAGAAGTTATGGATACTAGTAATTCTGATTTGGTTGATATTACTAGCAAATTTAAATTAGTGAACAATCAAAAAGACCATGTGTATGATCATTCATTCATCACAGCTAAAGCTGGTGAGGTAGTAACGCATGGCACAACTCTAAGAGTTAAAGTCAAAGTGTTGCGTAGACAGTCCACTTTAGGCAGTGGATATTTGACAGCTAATAGTTATAGCACCTTGCCTAACCGTAACATCGTAAGAAATTTTTTAGGCAAAGATTCTATTGAATATACTTTAATGAACTGCTTTGATTTCAGACCGTATAAACAAGCAACTGCTTCTTACTCTCTAGGCGTTAGTGGTGCTAGTACAGTTAATAGCTTATCAGAAGCAATCGATAAAGGAATATCTCCTTCAAACGAAGCAACTATTATTTCAGATCAGTCTTACTACATGTCTCGTATAGACAGTGTAATTTTTGACGAGTTTGGAGACTTGACTTTATATGAAGGCGATGAAGCAGAAAACCCAAGTGTGCCTAATATTCCTGGACTCTATCCACTAAGTAATATATTTATTCCTGGCAACATAACCAAAATCTCAGGTAATAATCCTATTACTGTGACAGACGTTTCTACAAAAAATTATACAATGAAAGAGATTGCTGGCATCGATGATAAAATTAATAGATTGACAGAAGCAGTGTCTCTTAGCTTACTAGAGAATTCAACAAAGGATATCTTTATTCCAGACTCAACCGGCGCTAATAGATTCAAAAATGGCATTTTAGTTGATAGCTTTAGAGATTTGCGTATAGCCTCTGTAGTAGATCCAGAATTTGGCGCCGCAATTGATAAGTCTAGGACAGTTGCTACTCCATCTATAACTCAGTTTCCAATCGACTTAAAAGTTGATTCAAGTCAGGGTGCAAACATATATCAGGATGTAGTAACTCTCGGAGATACTGGTACACGTAAAACTGTTATCAGCCAGCCATATGCTACTAATTTTAGAAACTGTGTATCTAATTACTATAACTATGCAGGCAAATCTTCAATTAGTCCTCCATTCGATGCGGGATATGATGTTGTTCAAAATCCAGCTATCAATTTGGAGATTGATATTGCTACCCCGTTATTAGATTTAGTTGACAATCTTCAAGAAGTTCTTTCTTTAACAACAGAAGATATAAGTTCCATTAGTGGTCCAATTACAAGTATAAGAGATAATGGAATACTGAATACTCAGACTACGACTGTTACATCTTCGACAGCAAGTCTAGTAGCAGGGGGCAGCGTAACTAATACAAGTAGTGTAGGAAACTTTGTAACAGATGTTACCATGTCTCCTTATATGCAATCAAGGGAAGTCAAAATTTTAGTAACAGGACTGAGACCTAATACTAAG